GAAGCTCAGCAACAAGAGCTGAGTTATTTAGAATCATTGGGAAGTTAGTCGTGATCTCTTTAGTGATTGGAGAGATATCCTCTGCAGATTTAACTTCTTTTTTACTAAACGCCATGTTATGTTATCCTTTATATAAGTTTTTGTTAAATGCTTGCTGCATCTTTTTGATTGCATCAGCGTTGTTTGTTCCGCTAGAACTCTTAGTTTGAGTACTACCGCCTACTCTTGGTTTGTAATTTACATTCTTTGAGTTTTTTTGTGTACCTGGTTTAGCTCCTGCTTTGTAGAAGTTATAAACTGGACCAATCAAAGTTTGTAGTTGTTGCTCTAACTGTTTAGGTCCGAACTCTTTACCAGAGCGTACCTGATTCATTCCTGACTCCATAACTACTTGAAGGTAGTTGTTGAACCAGCCAGGATCTCTTGAAGTAGAAGCAATGTGACTGATAACATCAGCGTACTTACTAGTCATTGAACTTTTCCAGTTCTCTAACTTTTTAGTTTCCATATCAATGGTGAAACTGTTACGCTCTTCAGCTAACTTGTTTCTTTCCTCTTCAAACATACTTGACTGAACCTTAGGAGCAGAGTTGTTTTTCCATTCCATATGTGATGCTCTAAACGCATCAGGGTTCTTAAGTATACCGTCAAACTGATGATATGTATTAGCTAAGAATTTCAATACTTGCTTAGGATCATTTGCAAAGAACATATCACTTAACGTTTCTGTTAAGAATTCTGAAGGGCTGTTCTCTAAACGCTCCATAAGATTTCTACCAATCTCGGCGTCCTCTTTGATAGCTTCATGCTCAGTCATTAGTTCTGTATACTTCTCGTGAACCTTTTCAGCTAATATAGCTTTCTCTAGGTAACCATCAAGTTGTTCTTTACTTTTGATATCTAGGTTAACTTTACCTAGTTCATTGTACTCACCATCAAATTTTACCGGCTGAAAAGCTTGTGGCTTAGCCTGCCTATTTTGAGGTCTTGGCTTACCTTCTTGTGGAAAGTTACCGTCTTCTAAGCCACCTTCTCCAAGAGCTGCTAACAATTCTTCAACTGGAATACCTTGGGCATCCGCCATCTCTTGGGCTATCTCTCTTGTAGAACTGTAACCCCTATCTCTCATTTCTGAGTAGAAAGATTCTTGTTCTCTTCTCTGGTTAAACGAGTCGAATTCAGAGTTGAAATCAACTCCTCCTCCGCCTTGGTCACCCATATCACTTGTAGGCATATCAAAATTATCTGCCATAATACCTCCTCAAATTGTTATACAAAGCGAACTAAGGTTGTGGTGGACCTTCGGGTTCGCCTCCCTCAGCACCGCCAGCTGCCCCAGCAGTTAACTCTGCTAGTGCATTCATATGCTTTTCTCTATGATCTACAAAACTTTGTTTTATCACAGAGTCCAGAACCTCAAACTCTTGCGAGTTCATAAAAGTAGTTAACGAGAACAAGTGATCTTTATGCTCCTGATACTTTTCAACAGGAACCTGAATACCTAAAGTTAACTTTAAGTTCTCAGCATCTTGTACTCTTCTAGCCCCTTCACTAAATGACTTAACACTTAGCATATCCCCATCAACAAGTAACCCGAGTATCTTTTTAGTATCGAGTCCTGCGTCCTGGAGTACTCCCATTTTCATCAACTCAAAGATTTGATTCTTACGGGCAGCGGGGTCGGATGGGATCATCATACCATAGTCTACCTGAAGAACGTATCCCCCTTCAAGGTCACTACCTTTAAAATATGCAAGTTCATCTGACAGTTCTCCGCCTCCGATGTCTAACCACCTAGAATCACCGACAAACTGTTTAGCTAAAGATATACCTTGCTCATATATCCTTTGAATAAATCTTTTCTTCTTGTTAAACAGGCGAATCCTAAATTTATCGTCCTGCTCGATAGCCATCTGTACCGTATACGAGGATAACTCACGATTAACTTGACCTTGGGAAAACTCGCCCATACCCCATAACTCATGAACTTCACGTAACAAAGTAGTCTCTATCTTCCAAAAATCGGTACTGATTGGTACTGGTTTAAGGTGTTCAGGACGGTTACCTGAGTGAGGTGAGTAAGGAATTGCCTTGTAAGTATTGTCAGACAGTACCTCTTCAGGTATCTCTCCACTTGGATACATTAAATGTATTTGACCATGGAGCATAGCGTTATTCATGATGATGCCGTATACAGAACTAAGTGTATCGAAGGTTGTACTAGCTAATACAAGTCTACTCATGCCATACGGACTATCTGATATATCAACGTCAGTAAGTACAGCAAAAGGTAAGTCACCATGACTATATGGGTTAGGCTTGATATCCGTTAAGAACTGTGGGTTATCTAGGTCAAGGAAATAGAAAAACCTACCTTGCCAATTATTCCATGGTAGCCTTTTTTCCCAATATTCATAAACAGGTATAGTATCAGGTTTTGAGGAGTTACCACCTAGCCTATCGCCATAAGGTGCATGTGTGCCCTCTTCTTGTTTATCCATGAATTGTTTAATTAAACCTTTTTTCTCAGGGAAGGCAAACAAAGCTTGGTCAACTGGCATATAGATTCTACGTATACATTTAGTGGACTCTCTGAATGTTTTAACTCCTGGATCTATGAAGAAATCTCTGGGTGAAACGTCTACCGCCTCAAAGTCCCCCATAGCCTCATTTGGCGAGCTAATTTGTTCAGGGTTAGGTTTACCCGCATAAGGGTTCCATCCAATGTAGACCACACCAGTACCCTTACAAGCACAGTTTAAGTAAGCTCCTGCTTCCAACACTTCATCTAGTTCAACCACTTTTCTGAAGAACTTAACAAACTGTTTTGCAAACTCTGCTGATCGGATATCCGACTGGCTAGTTGTCATCGCGCTTATGGTTACAGTAGGATCGGAAACAGCTAGTTTACCTTGAAGGAATAACGTAGCCTGGCAAGCTTTAAGGGTAACTGGGTTGATATTGTTATCATTACTTGTAGAAGCGGTATCATCTAATTGCATCAAAGTTTCTAGTGCCCTAGTGATATCCATATTATCCATACCACTTCTACCCGACCTTTGGATAACTTGGTATACTGCATCACAGTAATTATACTCAGGTTCCATCTCTAACTGCATAAGTTTAGCTTTATCAATAAACCCTTTTAGCGGTTCGGCAAACTCATCTTGTGCAATCTTCTCTTGCATGTATTGTTGTATAGTTTTCATTAATCAAGCTTTCTGGTTGCTCCCCTAGCCAATCTAGGGGAAATTTTTGCCAACTGATTAACTTGTTTAGCAGCTCTTTCGTACTTAGCAAGTTTTTCCTCCAAGGAAACTACCCTATTATTTAACTCTTTGGTGGTGGTATTACTATCATCGATTATGCTACCACAAGTTACTATAACCGTATTCATCTCTTTTTCTAAGTTATCAAATTTATCTTGCAGCACTCCGTATGAAACAACTATCCCCGCTACCCTATGGTATAGGTACAGCGTACCAAGGGTAACCATAACTACGATAAGTCCCAGTAAGTTAATTATCATCTTCTTCTTCTCCTAGTTTTAGGTTTAGGGATTTGTCCGATACCCTTTGCATCCATGTAGAGGCTAACTAGTAGCATCCACGACACCAGTACTAACAGCACTGCACTTAAGATCATCTTCTACTCCTTCTTAAAGTTTTCCTGCCAACACGATAGGTCCTATGTGGCTTCTTGTCCTCAACCTTAACACATTTTATCTTATCAAGGGTAGCCTTAAGAGCTCTACCTTGGTCAGTTTCAGGTGCGGCAGGTGTAGGTTTAGTCTTTGCTTTAGGTGGCACCTCCCTGCAAAAGTACATTATTGTGTCTAACATGTGATACTTAGACTTATTCTTAAGTTTACCATCAGGCCCCCATTCAATATCTTGAAACTGGTTTACTGCACCTTTACAGGTGTCAAATAACTTAAGCCTACCTGAGTTAAATACTCCCTTGGTTGCCATAACTGCAGCGTTAACATTCTTCTGTATACAAGGTCTAAAGTGTTCTCTAACTACTGCCTCACTACCAAACCATAACTCTGAGTTATCGTATATAGAAAGTACAAAGTCTTCATGAGGCTCTATTCTAGTTATCTCTGCGTATATTGTTTTGGCATCGATGCCGTTGGTGGACTTGCCTATCTCAGTGGATAGGTATGCATACCAGTTGTTGGTATCGGGATCTTCTGCAAAGAAGGTAACCCCTGTTTTGTGTGCTGCAGGATCGACTACCCTAGCCCTTCGCCAGTGTTTAGGTACAGGGAAACTAGGTACTATCTCAATGTTACAGTCACTGAATGCTTTACCATGCCGACTCTCAAAGTACCAGTCACCGTTAAGCCTTGCACTTCTTTCAGCAAGCGGTAGCGAATCCCATTCCATCATAACCGTTCTAAGTCTTTCGGGGTTATCCCTGTAATGGGGGTTAGAGGTAAGACTCCACGAATGTAAATTCATAGCTCCAGTTTTACACTTGTCATCTAAGTAATCTTTTATCTCAACATTCTCAACTAACGGAGTAAACCCACAAATAATGGTACCATCACAATCGAATGTTCTGGTAACGAATTCTGATATTATCATACGGTTAGCAGGCATCTCATCGAGTATGATTAAGTCAATAACCCTACCCATTGATGTTGTCAAATCTTGGCTATATGATCTAGTTTGGATAACATCACCGTTACGAAACCGTATTGACTTTATAGGCTTTTCAGCTACCGCATGGTATGTAATCATCTCGTTACCTGAGTCATCGGTATAATACCATTGAGGTATCATTGCGAAAAGATACTTCATTAGTATAGTATCCATAATAAAATCGAACGTAGGAGCACATACCCATACATTTAAAGGTTTAGTATCCTCGTAAGTTATTCCCATTTGCTTAGCGTTATACCTAAGCTGATATGGATGGTTACGCATAAGTACCCAAGCTAGATGCCTAATGTTAGAGAAAGTTTTAGCTGCACGGTTACCACACCTAAGTAGTATCTGTTTACTAACATCCTTAAAGAAAGCTTCTTGCTCAGCAAAAGGAAGTGCCTCAGGACTGCCAGGCAAGAATGTGTTTTCTACTACCTTCTTATGGACAAGCCGAGCTTCTTGTAACTTTTGGTACTCCTGGTATACTTCAATTAACTCCTGTTCGGTTTTTGCCATTACTTACCTTTCTTACATTTCTTTGCACGTTTCCTGTTTGATTCCGCAGTGTTCTCCGCACGGGTTCCCTTGCGGAAAGCTCCGCCATCTTTTTCATGATGGCTACCGCCCTCTATATGGTTAGCAGTAACATTGTATCCAGGGTCTTTACCAATCTTGGACATCATACGCTCTCTAGCCATAGATACTACTTTACCATACCCATCTGGACCTTTGGCAGTCTTAGAGCGAACCATACGGTACGCCCTGTTTCCGCCTTTAGTTGTCTTACTATCTCTTATTGCCATGCTAATCCCTCCGCAACTTCTCTTGGTTTCCATATCGGAAGTAGAGAAGACTTCAGGTATATTATCCTAGCCTTCTCTTTTACCTCTTCCGTACTGAAGTACTCCTCTGCTATAGCTACACAGGTTAGCCATTTATCTTTATCAAAAGGGTACTCTATTAACATTATCCACCTTTTTTCACAAGCAGTATCTTCTTACCTGCTTTACTTATCACATACTTATACCCCTCTGGAGGACGCTTAATATCTTCAAGTTTTTTACCTGTCATCCCTGCTGTGTATGGGGGCAACTCTGATATCCATTTCTTCTTAGCTGCAGCAGTCATCCCATCGATAACTTTAGGCTTGATTCCTGGGTTAAGCATATTCTTTGTAGAAGGTTTAGCAGGTAGTAACGCTGGGTAAGGTGTTACCGTAGCAGTCGCCTTAGCTGGAATTATTGCAGGCAGGTT